TTGTCTATGCTATCCCCTCAGTTGGAGGAATTAGTATTTCAGAAAAGGAAACCCAAGACGAAGACGATGACCGCGTGAAGCCACGATTTGAACGTGGACAATTCAAAGGAAGACACGGAAGCAACGAAGCAGAGATTGCGCCCGACAGGAGTGATTGGGAATGAGATACGACATAGCTCAGAGGACGAAGGCGTTGCACGAGCACGTCAGGAACCGGCTGGGCAGGACTATCACATTCAATCGCTTCAGGAACGAAGTGTACGATGCCGAAGAAGGCACGACCTACGTTTACTGGGAGCAGCCTTCCTTCAAGTGTTCTTCAATCTACGAAGCGTCCACGAAGAACGTCGCAGACTACGAGGGAGTTATTCGTCAAGGGGATTTGATGTTCGTCTTTGCGGCATCGGACCTAACGCAGCAAACAGGAACCGATGCCGCTGGACGATCTGATATTGGAAAGCCGAAGCCCGGCGACACGATCACGTACGACGGGGGAGAGTATGACATCGACCTCGGAGACGGGGAACGAAGTATGCTCGCTTGGCTAGACCCATCTGAAGTCATATGGCATTGCGTCGCGAGACGGAGAGACTAGGATGCCAACTAATGTCGTCATTGTCTGGAAGCCGGAAGGCCTCAAGAAGAAATCGAAGGTTGCATCAGTGGCGTTTCTTCACGTTGCATTATCGAGGCTCGCAGCCGAAGCCAAGATGAAGATCGTCGAACTACACGTTGTCGACACAGGCCGCTTGCTGGGAAGCATTACCTACGAAATCGACACGAAGCGCATGACTGGTCGTTTCGGAACGAACGTAGAGTACGCGTGGTACCAGGAAGAGGGAACCTCAAGAGGAATCGTGGGCCGCCACTATTTGCGGAAAGCATTGGAAGCCAGGAAGCAGGAACTCGTGAGACTATGGAAATAATCGGATTCGTATACCTAACAGAGCTTGTGCAGAAGCAGACAATGCAAGGCAGCACGAGCGATGATCCGCTAGACAATTACGACGTGTTCCCACTGCTTATGGCAGTTGGGAATATCGACTACGTTACTATCAAAGACGGGTTCGCCTGTGTCCAATGCGCGAAGGGAATCGGCCTCATCATTACAGCCGACACCATCGAAGATATTGGAAATAGGATGAACAAGGCACAAGGCGCATAGTAGAAGGGAGGTAGCTCATGGCTTCCTTCACAAACCTTTTGAAGAACGCAGTTCAGACAGCTATCGGAAACGATTCTGACTTGAGCGGTTCCGTCAAGGGGTACTTCTTCACGAAGCAACCGAGCAACCCAGGCAAGCCGTACATCCGCTGGGAAACATACGGTGGACCAATATCATTTGCATTTGGAAGTGCCTGCAAAGCGAGCACCGCAGAGTTCTTTATTTCATTTCACATCTTTAGCGCAGGAAGCGACGCAGCACCAGGAGCGAGCACGGAAGCAGAGACTATACAAGACTATTTGCATACCGTATTCGATGGAGGGCAGCTATCCCTAGCGGGATTCAGAGCCATCACGCTTCTTCGAGACGGATTAGATGATTCAGTGTACGAAGAGAAAACCGACCTTTGGCACACGGTAGTTCGTTACAAGGGCCGGGCAAACCCATCACCAATCTAGGGAGGTGAATCACCATGGCATGTGGAAGCACTACGAACGCGATTAGCGGCATTGACGGTTACGTTATGGCCGGTGCGTGCGGCGCAGCGGCAGTCGTAGCTGAAATGAATCACTGGACTGTTACTATTACTTCTGATCCGATCGACGTTCGCGTATTCGGTAGCTCCGGTTGGGGCGCGTACAAAAAGGGACCGAAGGACTGGACTGCATCGTTTGATGGATTCTGGTATCTAGGCGACACGACAGGGCAACTAGCCCTGCACAACGCGCTCGTCAACGGAACTGTAATCGAATGCTACTTCCATTTGGATAACGATAACTACTACTATGGCGCAGGACTCGTAACGAGCGAAGCGACAGACGAAGCAGTTGACGGAGTTGCGAGCATTTCGTTCGATATCCAGGGAGACGGCGCGATCAACATCCAGACGGCATAGCCGTGTATAATGGCATAGCAATAAGGGAGGACTCATGAGAACGTCAGCGGGGCGAACTTGTCAGTCCTCCCGGAATTTTAGGGAGGTACGATGAAAGTCTTGCTTGGGATCTCTACATTCGCAGATCTCACAGATCCGAAGATGGGAAGCGAGCGGCAAGCAATCGGGTACGCGAACGCGCTTGGAGAGCTAGGCCACGAAGTTCACGTAGTCAACATTCTCAAGACAGCCCCAGATTGGGGGAAGCAGTTTGACATCGTTCACTTGGTCAACGCGAGCGGAAAGAAGGGGCCATACCAGCAGATCATCGACACGGCGCACTTGCTTGGTAAGCCCGTCGTCCTATCGCCCGTGTACTGGCCTTTGAACGAACTCCTCTATCAAATCGCGAAGCAGCGGAATTACGATCCAGGCGAGAACCCACAGATATTCCACGCCTTCCACGAGGATGTAGCTGGACTGAAAATCTGCATACGAGAGGCAGACTGGTTGCTCCCGAACGCAGAACTTGAAATGGCGACGATCTTTGGATTGACAGACCAAATGGGAATGATGGAATCCGTCCCTTTGAACGAACGATATACAGTCGTACCAAACGCAGTCGATGTCGAGGGAGAAATCCTACCGGCAATCGCAGACGACACACCACTTCCGCCAGAGATGCAGGCTACTCTCGCAGACCGTTTCGTGATCTGTGTAGCCCGAATGGAAATCAGGAAGAACCAACACCGGCTAGTTCAGGCTATGGAGATTCTTTGGAAAGACGATCCGAAGCTACAACTCGTGATGATGGGAGCTATCAACCAGGATTATGTGAAAACTTTCGAGTCCGCCATCAAGGGTAAGAATGTAGTCATCGCGCAGCCAGCGACCGCAAAGGACGTACTCAGGCTTGTGAAGAGATCCGTATGCTCCGTACTACCTTCTTTATTGGAGACACCGGGCTTGGTAAATCTCGAAGCAGCGGCAATGGGAATACCTGTAGCCGTCAGCGCACGAGGAAGCGTCAAGGAATATCTTGGTGACGGAGGCCATTATTGCGACCCCCTGAACCCGGAGAGCATCGCTAAAGCCATCCGAGAGGCTATGGAGGCAGGAACAGACGACGAACTGACGCAGCACGTTAGAGAGCGTTTCAGCTATCAGAGAGCAGCCCAGATTACCGAGGGCGTCTATACTCAACTCTTGGAGGGAAGCGACCTATGAGAATAGCAATGGTTCTTTCTACGATAGCGGCGATTACGAACCCGACAAACGGAGCAGAGCGGACAGCGATTTGTCTCGCGAACGCTTTGAGCAGGAGGGGCCACGAAACTTACATCACGAACCTCCTCAACAGAACGGTTGATTGGGATAGAGATTTCGACGTGCTTCACATCATCAATGCCGGAGGCCCGAAGGGGCCATACCTCGGAGCAATCCAGACGGCACGAATGCTTGGCATCCCTGTCGTCACAAGCACGATCTATTGGCCCATAGACCAACAGTTCGAGGAGCAACAGAAGTTCCTTCAATGGGACGCACGGAAGACGGCAGAATACGAAGGCACAATCCGCGAGTGGAAGAAGCAAACTCGCCTCCTCTTCTTTGAGTCCGACGTATTGATCCCCAACGGGATCGGGGAGCAAGAGAAGATCATCGAGTTGATGGAAGGCGACAAGGCGTTGCTCACGAAGTACAAGAACGTCCCGCCTTTCGAGGTCATTCCGAACGCAGTTGATTGGGAAGGCGAAATAGCACCGGCACTGAGCACCCCGGAACCTTTGCCAGAGGAATTGGAAAAGAAGCTCGCGGATGAATTCGTTCTATGCGTCGGAAGGCTCGAAGTCCGCAAGAACCAAATCAGGCTCGTAGCCGCAATGCGAATGATTTGGGACACGAACCCAGACGTACAACTCGTAATCGTTGGAAGAGCGACCCCGGAGTACATGAATGCTATCGGAGGGAGTTGGTCAGAATTGCCAATCCTTCTCCATGACGAGACGACATCGAAGAGAGTTCTTGAACTCATGCGTAGATGTACCGTCTACGCACAACCGAGCTTGCTTGAAACACCCGGACTCGCAACGATGGAGGCAGCCGCACTTGGTCGCCCCATTGTCGTAGGCGTCAACGGACTCGAACACGAGTGCTTCGACAAACACGCTTACTACTGCGAGCCTCTAGTTTCCGCAGACATTGCCGCCTCAATCGAGGCAGCTTTGAACGAGGCACGAAGCGGAGAGAATACGAAGAAGGGCAACGAGAGAGCAGCGCACATGCACGAACACTACACATACGAACAAACGGCAGGCGCAGTAGATAGCGTTTACAGATCACTTCAACGGGGAGGTGAATAGACATGGCAGGAAAATGGGTAGACGAAGGCGAGAACAGAGTTGCAGACATCCTTTTCGACGATCAGGCTGTTGACGCATTCCTGTATCTCGGTCTTTATAATGACGTGGCAGAACCCGCAGAGACAGCAGTCCTTTCAGGATTGACGGAGGAAAACGGTTCGGGGTACGCTCGTATCCGGCTCGACCGTGGCACTTGGACGATTGCAGCCGACGCAGCGAGCTACGCACAACAGACGTTCACGGCGACAGCCGCGTGGGGTTTGGTGTACGGTTACTTCATCTCGACAGGCCCGGCAGCATCCGTACTTCTTTGTGTGGAGACGTTCTCGGACGGACCATACAACGTCGGACTGGGAGACAGCGTGAAGGTTACGCCGAAGATCACCGTCGCATAGAGTACAATGGAGCGTAGCATCGGGGTTCGCTCTGATGCTGCGCCCCACCGAAAGAGGAGAGCCATGAGAATATTCGAGTACAGAGGGCACATTGACCGGAAGGGCTTAGAAGGCCCCCAGTCATCTTTGACCGCTGGAAAGCACATTCTCACGGTTACGAGCGCAGAGACGGAAAGAACCTCATACCAGGGCAACGCAGGGGCCATCCTCACGCAGATGGTTATCGCAGCTATGGTCAAGACATTTACAGGAGCTATCCCGGTTGCACGGACGGCACAAAGCGAAATGATTACAGAAGAGATTGCGACCGCTACCAGTCGCAGTCTTTTTGCATTTCAGCATTAGGAGGGAGGTGATGCGGCATGGCGAAACCGTACGCGGTACTTAACGAAGTCGAATCAACAATAGCGACTGGTAACACATGGCAGCGAGGAACAGACGCATCCATCGTATTGACAGATGCGAGCGAGTTCGACGCAGGCGGCGGCTACATCCGCATTGGAAGCCCGGATAGCTTTGCGTTGATGGAGTACACAGGAATCATCACAACGAACACTCTGACAGGGCTTGTCGTGTGTACATTGGGTGTCGTGGTATCCAGCGGAGACACCACGAAGATATGGCCTGCTGGAACGGTTGTTGACCGCGTGTTCACGGGAGAGGATTTAGACGATAAGAGCGCAAGTTCAGATGCTCTAGCATTTTTGCTAGGAGGATAACATGGGAAACGCATACAAGAAACTAGCTCAAGGAGTACTGACGGGACCAGGAACACAGGACGCAATGTACACTGTGCCTGCGGATACAGAAGCGATCGTCAAGCTTATCACGATTGTAAACACGGCAGTCTCAAATCAGACAGTTGAGATTTGGCACGATGGCCACGTAGACGCCAACGCTATCCTCCCGAGTATCACAATCGAGGCAGGCGGGTGGCTTGAGATGGACGGGCCTTTCACGCTAGAGGCCGCTGACACGCTGGAAGCGGAAGGCTCGTCGGCAACGTCGTTGACCTACACAATCTACGGCGTAGAGGTGTCATAATGGGCACACGACTATTCGCGCCAGACGGCACGATGAAGGGCTACGCGAAGCAGGCTGGGGTTAGGCTTTACGATAAAGACGGCAACGGATGGGATAGGTATAAGGGAGAAGCACAATCATTGATAGTTGGCGTTGAATGGAACCAGGCAACCGATACATGGACAAGAATTGACGCAGATGGCGCAGAGTGGTCGGGGTTGAATAGAGCCGCGTTTGATGTAATGAACCCATGGCAAGGAATGCGGCGCGTCAACCTAGCGGCAAACGGTACGGTCACCAACGTATTTGGCGATGGAGCCTATGAAGAAGACGGGACCAATGGCCGTGTCATGGTCCAAATCCCCAAATTCTGGGTGAAGTCGGAAGAGACATCAGCGAACAAATACCGTTGGTGGATTGCCAACTATGCAGCCAGCGGATTTGAGGTACATCCCGCATTCAATCAGCGAACAGCATCAGCGCCCGCAGACTATATCTATATCAGCGCCTACGAAGCGGATGGATACGATGATGCAGGGACATTCAAAGCACACTCACGATCAGGGAAAGTTCCAATGACTGGCGGGGTCTCCTACACGGACATGCCCAACGCCGGAGTCCTCACGATTGATTACGCGCGGACCTTTTGCACAAACATCGGCACAGGCTGGGGTTTGCTCAATATCTGGAGCTTGGCAGCGCTTCAGCTACTACACATGATCGAGTATGGAAACCTCGATTCACAAACCAACATTGGAAGGGGCGTTGTAGACCTTGCTTCTGGCGTTGACTTCGCAGGGGTTAACACAGGCGCCGCGTCAATCAATAGCTTGCTTGGAGCAAACGGCACAGGAGCCGGAACAAACGGGCTTGCTGGAGAGGCAGCGGACGGCGATGTGTCAATCGCCTACCGCTGGATCGAAAACCCATGGGGCAACGTTTACAAGTTCGTCGATGGTTATGAGGCCGTAGACGCAGCCTATCACATTCTGAAAGCAACAGGTGTGTGGGATAATAGCGGGCCGTCCGTTTGGGACTCTGATGATTACGACGCCAGCACAGGCGCCCCAATCACATCCGACGGATATGTGAGCAACATCCTATATGAGGCAGCTCTGAAGTACCTATTCATCGCTGAGGCTGTCGCAGGCGCAGACTCCACCCACATACCTGATTACCTCTATGCCCACGATAACGGGGAAACGAATATCTTGCGGGCGGGTGG